AGCTGTAAAAAGAACCGGTTTATCCGAAGATGAAAAAGTTGGTTTAGCTTTAGCCGATAACCGTTCTAGTGATTTATCCGAATGGGATAATGAAATGTTAGAAATGTTGGCCGAAGAACACGATATTTCAGATTGGTTCGATAATAAAGACTTAAACGATTTAGGCGAAAAACCTAAAAGAGAAGCTAGTGGAATATTAAAAGATAGATTTGGCGTTCCCCCTTTTAGCGTTTTAAATGCTAGGGAAGGGTGGTGGCAAAATCGAAAAAAATTATGGTTAGACTTAGGAATAAAATCTGAAGTAGGTAGGGAAGAAGAACTTACTTATAATATTAGTAAAGGCGACGTTGGAAAAAGAATAATGTCCGCCGGAGGTTCTACTTCTGTTTTCGACCCTGTAATAACTGAGTTAATTTATCGTTGGTTTAGTAATACTAATTCCGTTATATTAGACCCCTTTGCGGGGGGTAGTGTTAGGGGTATAGTCGCCGCTATTTTAGGAAGAAAATATATTGGGGTAGACCTTAGAAAAGAACAAGTCGAAGCTAATAAAGTACAAGCTGTAGACCTTTTGGATTATAAAGAAGATTATTTTTCTAATACTTATAAAAACTATGACGACTTAACTCCTATAGAAAAAGTAGGCGATTATTTAGTAAAAAGAGATGATTTATTTGCGGTTAACGGAGTTAACGGGGGAAAAGTTAGAACTTGTTATTATTTAGCCCAAAACGCTAAAGGTTTAGTAACTGCCGGAAGCAGGGAAAGTCCACAAGTAAATATAGTCGCACATATAGCTAAAGAACTTGGCATACCTTGTAGAGTACATACGCCCGAAGGAAAATTAAGTCCGGAAGTAGAAGCCGCTAAAAATATAGGAGCGAAAGTAATACAACATAAAGCCGGATATAACAGCGTAATAATTAAAAGAGCTAAAGATGACGCACTAGAACTAGGTTTTAAAGAAATACCTTTTGGAATGGAATGTTGTGAAGCTGTAGAAGCTACAAAAAATCAAGTTAAAAATATACCTCCGAATACTAAACGTATAGTTATTCCCGTTGGTTCCGGTATGTCTTTATCGGGTTTATTACATGGGCTAATAGAAAATAATTTAGATATTCCGGTTTTAGGGGTTAGAGTAGGAGCCGACCCTACCGATAGATTAAATAAATATGCCCCTAAAAATTGGCCTACTATGGTTACTTTAGTTTCTAGCGATTTAGATTATCATCAACACGAAAATAATAATAATTTTTATGGTTTAACTTTAGACCCCGTATATGAAGCAAAGTGTATTAAGTTTATAGAAAAAGGCGATCTTTTATGGGTTGTAGGTATAAGGCAAACCTCGTTACCGGTAAAAACAAACCAACCAAAATGGATTACCGGTAATAGCCAAAATATAGATAATTTAGTATCAGAAAAGGCTGACTTAATATTCTCATGTCCGCCATACGTTGATTTAGAGGTTTATAGCAAAGACCCAAACGATCTTTCTAATATGTCTTTCGAAGCGTTTAAAGAAAATTATGCCGAAATTATTAAAAAAAGTTGCGACCTTTTAAATGAAAATAGTTTTGCTTGTTTCGTAGTAGGAGAAGTTAGAAAAAAAGACGGTACTTATTACAACTTTGTAAGTGAAACTATAGAAGCTTTTACTAAAGCCGGTTTAAGTTATTACAACGAAGCAATACTTATAACTATGGTTGGAAGCCTTCCTTTACGCTGCGGTAACGGTTTTACTAAATCTAGAAAGCTAGGAAAAACTCATCAAAACGTTTTAATTTTTGTTAAAGGCGACCCCTCCCTAGCTACCCAAAAATGTGGACTTTGTGAGTTTGCCGACCCTTCTGCATTTATAGAAGAAAACGAAATAATTTAAACTTTTAGAATTAATAAGCTAACCTAATAATAAATCCTATTAAATTTTGGCAGCCGATAAAACCACGCAAGCAGAAGTAGAAATGCGAGTAGCAAGATTGGGAAGGATTATTGCTAACGGAGGAAAGCGTTCGGATTGTATACGATATGCGGCGGAAAACTGGGGGGTATCAGAGCGAACCGTAGATAGATATTTAATGAAAGTTAGAGAACAATTTAAGGGAGATTGGAATATAGAAAGACCAGAACTTATGGCGGTTATACTTACGCAATATTCATCTATACACATGGAAGCTAGAAGAACGGGGCAACTACATATAGCTTTAGGAGCTACTAATGCTATGGCTCGTTTAGCCGCTTTAATATCATGACTATTTGCCAAAGAGTAAAAGGTAATATTTTATACGGCGAAGGGCAATATAAATTACCGGAAGTAACGGAGGTACAAAATAAAATTACAAAAGATTTACTACCGCACCAACAAAAGTTTTGTGAAGATATAAGCCACAGAAAACTTGCTTTAGTTTGTGGTTTTGGAGCCGGTAAGACTTACGCCTTAGTTAGTAAAAGTATAATTTTAGCTTCTATGAATGTTGGTTGTATTAGTGCAATCTTCGAACCGACGGCTCCTATGTTAAGAGATATTCTTATGCGTACTATGAATGAACTTTTAGAACTTTGGGAAATACCTTTTACTTTTAGGGCAAGTCCTCTTCCGGAGTATCAACTTCAGTTTAAAGAAGGCGTTCATACTATTTTGTTAAGAACGATATTAACTTACCAACGTTTGCGAGGGCAAAACTTATGTGCTGTTGGTTTTGATGAAGCCGATACGGTAAACAAGCGTGACGCCGAGCAAGCTATGAACATGGCACTTGCTAGACTAAGATCGGGCGATGTTCAGCAGTTTTACGCTACTACTACTCCCGAAGGTCATTCTTGGGCGTTCGATACTTTCGAAAAAAACGCTAAAGAAGATACTCGGTTAATAAAAGCAAAAACTTCTGATAATCCTTTTCTTCCCGAAGGCTTTATAGATTCGCTCCTAGAAAACTATCCCCCGCAACTTATCCAAGCATATTTAAACGGTAACTTCTGCAATTTAACAACCGGACAAGTTTACGATAAGTTTGATCGAAATATACACGTTTTAGCTAACGAGCCTTTTGTAGATGACAACGAGCCTTTACGAATAGGAATCGACTTTAATATTGGAAATATGAACGCTGTTATCGGCGTAGCGGTTGGGAATAAATTTATGGTTATAGATGAAATCGCTAAAAGTCACGACACGGATTCAATCGCTAAAGAAATTAGAGGGCGTTTCCCTTTTAACAAAATCTATATATATCCAGACGCTTCGGGTGGAAACCGAAGTACAAATGCTTCTAAGACCGATATCCAAATTTTAGAAAGTTACGGTTTTATAAATCAAAGTGCTTTATCTAACCCGCCCGTTAGGGATAGGGTCAATAGCGTTCAAGGAATGTTTTTAAATGCTAAAGGCGAAAATAGATTAATGATTTCCAAAAAAGCAGTAAAACTTATTGAATGTTTAGAATTGCAAAGTTATAACGAAAGAGGAGAACCCGATAAAGATGCCGGTTATGATCACATGAACGACGCTCTAGGATATATAACTTGGCGGTTGTTCAATCCCTTACACATGGGTGCGGGTCGTAGGACCGGAATTAGGCTTTATTAAGATTATTGTCTAAAATAAAAACAAACTAAGAGGTTAAAGTGTACTCAGGTTACAACCACTACAATAGGCAGACTAATAGGCAAGGAAATGATATAGACGACCCTAATAATACTTGGTTTGCTCAAGAACCTCATTGGACATTAATAGAAGATTTACTAGGCGGTACATATCAAATGCGTAGTAAGCATAGAAAGTATTTGATGCAAGAACCTAGAGAGCTAGACGAAAGTTACGATAATAGACTTGCCCGTAGTGTTTGCCCTCCTTATTACATCAGATTAGAACGTATGCTTGCCGGCATGCTAACCCGTAAACCTGTAAGGCTAAACGATACCGCCGATAATATTCGTGAGCAACTTTTCGATATTGATTTACAAGGTAATGATTTGAACGTTTGGACCTACGAAACTACTCGTAAAATGATACGTTACGGGCATATAGGAGTTTTAGTAGATGCCCCCGCTTCGGGTGCCGGCGGTAGACCCTATTGGGTAACTTACACGCCGCGTGACATTTTAGGATATAGAACCGATATGATCGACGGAAAAGTCGAACTAACACAACTACGTCTTAAAGAAAAGGTTGCCGAGCCGGAGGGACTTTACGGTGAAAAAATAGTAGAGCAAGTTAGGTTACTTACTCCCGATAGTTTTGAAATACACCGTAAAAATAGTAAAGGCGTATATGTAAAACACGATGAAGGCCGTATGTCTTTAGGCCGCATACCTTTTTCCATTGCTTATAGTAACCGTCTTAACTTATTAGAAAGTAGACCGCCTATGTCGGATATAGCAGAACTAAATTTAAAAGCATATCAAATACAAAGCGATCTAGATAATCAACTTCATATAAGTGCCGTTCCTATGTTGGCTTTTTATGGCTTTCCCCAAAACGCGGAGGAAGTTTCGGCGGGCGTAGGCGAGGCGATTGCTTTTCCTCCCGAAGGTAGAGCGGAATATATTGAACCCGATGGTAAAAGTTACGAGGCTCAGTTTAAAAGGTTAGAAAAATTAGAAGGTCAAATAAATGAATTAGGATTAGCGGCGGTATTAGGTCAAAAACTTTCGGCGGAAACAGCGGAAGCAAAACGTATAGACCGCTCGCAAGGCGACTCGACAATGATGGTCGTGGCCCAACAAGTACAAGATATGATTGATAACTGCCTTAAGTTTCACGGCCTTTATTTAAACTCCGAAGCCGGTACTTGTTTTGTAAATAGAGACTTCTTATCGCAACGTTTAGAGCCACAGGAAATATTAGCTTATTTGCAGCTATATACATCTGGGTCTATTACGCAAAAAACTTTATTAGACCAACTTACCGAAGGAGAAGTATTAGGTGATGAATTTGACGTAGAAGAAGAGGTCGAAGCTACTCAAAATGGAGGTTTACTAGAAATAACTAGACCTACGCCGGAACCCGAAACTGCTCAACCGGAACAAAATGAAGAATAATTTATGTCGACACCTGAAACTTTTTATAGAGAGGCGATTGATCTAAACCGTTATAGCAATCAAGTTGCGAGACAGATTGTAACGAATTACAACAATGTAATTTTAGATTTAACAAATAAATTGGCAACTATTGATGAAGTAACAGCACCAGCTACCGTCGCAAGAATAAGAGCAATGCTCGTACAGTTTAAAGAAAGTCTTGAAAGTTGGTCTAATGCAAGTTCGGTTTATTTAGCTGATGAACTTCAAGGACTAGCCGTATTTCAGACAGAATTTGTTAAAGACCAACTTGAGAGAGTTTTGCCTAAAGGTACGGTCGGCGTTAACTCTGTACAAATATCTCCAGATTTTGCTCGAAGTATTGTTTTTACGGACCCTACAGAAATAAATATATTAACCTTACCGACTGACCTAGAATCTACTATACAAAGAACTTTTAACCTCACCGCCGCCAAAGGTTCTGCGATTACTTTACCTAGTGGTCAAGTTGCTGAAAAAGCTTTTCGTGGAATATCAACAAAACAAGCGGAATTAATTTCTAGTCAAATTCGTATAGGTATTACTGAGGGTGAATCTATACCAAAGATTGCGAAAAGACTTAGAGGCAGATTACAGTTTGGAGCCAACCAAGAAATGACTGCAAAGGCACAAAGACTTGCAGCTGGTGATGGCATGAGATTAGCGAACAACCAAGTAATGACTATTGTTCGAACCTCTGTTAACCAAGTACAAAATTCTGTAAATCAAGAAACTTATGCCGCAAACCAAGAAGTTACGCAAAAATATGAATACGTTGCCACTTTAGATTCTAAAACGACTGCTATTTGCGGAAGTTTAGATGGAAAAACTTTTGCTTATGGTGAAGGACCTATGCCGCCACAGCATTTTAACTGTAGGTCGACTACCGTGCCAATAATAGATGATGAAGAATTACGAAGACGTTATCCCGATACTAGACCGAGTGCCACCGGCAGAGTGCCTCAAGGTAAGAATTATGCGACTTGGTTAAAAGAAAACCCGTCGATACAAACAGATGCATTAGGAAATAAGAAAAAATTTTTTAACTATTTAATTGATAAAAAAAGAAAAAGTCCTAGAGAGGCTTTGCGATTAATAATAAAAGATGATGGAACAGAGCTACCATTAAAAGAGTTAATAAAAAAATACCCAAATGCCACTTAGAAAAGGAAAACAAACAAAAACAATAACGGGAAATATAAGGCAACTTATGCAAGAGGGTTATGGTAGAAGCCAAGCTGTAGCTATAGCTTTGTCAAAAGCCGGTAAGAAAAAGAAAAAAACAAGACGAAAAACAAAATAAAAGATATTATATAAATAGTTACTACAAGAGTTATGCCTTCACATTACGGAAAAATGGGTACGACAAAAAAGAAAAAGAAGATTAAAAAAGGTGGTAAAAAATAATGGCTTCAAAGTTATTTGAAAAGCTCTCAAAAGGCAAACAAAAACCTAAATTAAAAAAAGATGAGCCGAAAACTAAGAAGAGTAGCAAGGGATAAAAAAACTGGTATCCCCAAAAAATATCTAAGCGGTGCTAAAAATAGGGCCGCTAAAGCTGCGGAAATAAAAAAAACCGCAGAACTCTATAAAAAAGGTTTATACATAGATATAAAAGCCGTACAAAAATCAAGAATCGCTCAAGATGGCACCAAAAGCAAAACCACTAAACGCCGCCGTAAAAAAGGCACTTAAAAAAAAGGCCGAAGGCACAAAATTTAAATATGGTGAACTAGCTGCCGTTTATAGAAAAGGACAAGGTGCTTATTTAGGCGGCGGCTCTAGGAATGTAAGTATGGCGGCGTGGGCTATGGGCCGTGTTAATAGTTATATGCGTGGCGATAAAGCAAGGACTGTAGATATGGCTATATATAAAAGGTTTAGAAAATGAGTATTAAAAGGGGAGGACATACTTTTGAGGGGGTCGATAAACCTATTAGAACCCCAAATCATTCGAGCGGTAAGTCCCACGCGGTAGTAATAAAAAAAGGCGACGGCTTTAGGTTAATTAGATTTGGTATGCAAGGAGCTAAAACAAAACCGCCCCGAAAAGGAGAGTCTGATGCCGACAAATCCAAACGTAAATCTTTTAAGGCTAGACACGCAAAAAATATTGCAAAAGGCAAAACGAGTGCAGCATATTGGGCTAATCGTGTAAAGTGGAGTTAGTATTTAATTAAATTAGTTTACGACTTTTTTATGTCTGAAGAAAACAAAGAGGTGGCTACGCCCCCAACTAATAACAACGAGATCGAACTTCTAAAAGAATCCGTTAAAAAATTAGAAGCTAAAAATTACGAGCTTATAGGTAAATTAAAAAACCAAAAAGAAGAAAAAGTAGTTCCTGACGATTACGAAAAATTGTTAGCGTTCAAGCAAAAAAGAGAACAGGAAGATTTAGAAAGAGCCGGTAAATATGAAGAATCAAAACAGGCTTTAGAACAACAATATCGTGATCGGTCCGCCGAAGATAAAAAACGTATAGAAATTTTAGAGGCTAGAAATAAAGAATTAGAACTTATAACACCGGCTTTACAAGCTTTAAACGAAATAACACACGACCCCGAACTTGTTTTAAATAATT